AGATTATGTATTTACAGTCGCAATCACCAATGCAGACATATTGGAAAAAAATATCATCCCAGCAGGAAACGCTGCGCTATCTGGATTATCGACCTATGTCGGAAACCCCAATGCTGAAGCTGCTATTTTGGCTATCTCCGTTGAAATCTTCCAATCCAGAACCGCCGCTGGTGGATCAATCGAAGGCGTAGATTTTGCAGTAACCCCTTACCGCCTATCTAAGAATTTACTTGCCAAGGTAACTGGCTTACTTGGCCCTTATCTTGATGTTGAAACTATGGTGGGCTAATGCCTGCATCAACAATTGCTACAGATGTTAGAGGCGCAATTAAGACCGCCTTGGCTGGATGCACCGCGAATATCTATGACTCAGTCCCGGAAGCGCCAATAGTTCCAGCAATCGTAGTTGTCCCAGATGCCCCTTATATGGAGCTTGAAGTTTTAGGTAAAACAACAACTCGAGTTAAATTAAATTACACAATCACTGCTTGCGTTGCGTATTTCAGCAACGCCGCATCATTAGACAATTTAGAGCAATTGATCATCAGTATTCTTGGAGCGCTCAACGCTTCCAAGTATGAGTTATCGACAGTCGATAGACCGTCAGTAACAACAGTAGGAACGACCAATTTATTGGTTGCAGACATACGCTTGAGCGTCCGCTACGAGCAAACCGCATAGGAGACCCAAATGCCAACTACAGTAATAACTGGGCGCGATGTAACCTTTACACTCGATAGCGCTGCTTATGATGCCCAGACAACAAGCGCAGTCTTAAGCTGCGAAACAATTATCGAGACCTATCAGACCCTTGATGGGCGCGCTTATAAGTCCGTTGATAAGCAATGGACCTTCACAATCGAACTGCTACAGGATTGGGGAGCGACAAGCTCTCTATTTGAAGCAATGTGGTCAGATGCTGAATCAGCACCTAATACCACACTTGCAGTTTCATTTACTGCGGTTTCTGGCGCAGTATTTGCTTTCAATGTATTGCCAATCTTCCCAACAGCTGGCGGAGCTGCCCCTGGAGCGCTAACTGATACTTGGACGATGACAGTCGTTGGAACACCAACAGAGACCTTTAGTTAAGAGATCGGAGCATCGGGAGCTATGAAATTATCAATCACAATTGAATACAACAGTGGCGAAGTTGCCACCTATGTCGCTCAACCGCCAGAGTGGGCCAAGTGGGAAAAGACCACAGGCCACACAATCACAAAAGCGCAAGACAATATAGGAATCTGGGACTTAATGTTCTTGGCATATAACGCTCATAAGCGCGAAAGTGCTGGAAAGCCAGTTAAGTCTTTTGATGTCTGGATGGAAACTGTTGCCGATGTAAGGACTGGCAACGATGACCCAAAAGCCATCAGCCCGACAGCATAAGGCGGCTATTAGTAGTAGTTGCTCTTAGGACTGGCATCCCAATGCAATATTGGGATGATTGGGACGATGTAGCAACAGCAGTCGAGCTGATAAAGGAGAGGGATAGCAATGGCTGAAGAAGTAGCAGCATTTGATAGGACTGAACTTCGTCAAGTGTATAAAGCCTTTTCCTTGCTAGGGGATGAAGCCAAAGCCGAGGCTCGCCAGACTTCTAACAATCTTGCCACTTATCTTCAGCAACAAATCGCTGCCAAAGCTTCCACTCGCGTTAAAGGGCAACAAGCCATTAACAGAATCGTAAGCGGATCTAAAGTATCTAAGACCAGCACCACTGGTGAAATTAAGTATGGTTTTGCTAGTCAAAGATTTAGCGGTGGGGCTAATACTCAAATGCTTTGGGCTGGCTTTGAATTTGGTTCAAATAAGTTCAAGCAATTTCCCGCTTACTCTGGCAGACAAGGGCGCGGCTCTCGCGGATGGTTTATTTATCCAACTCTACGCCAAGAGCAGAAGAATATTGTGGCACAATGGACTAGAGCATTTAATAAAATATTAGATAAGTGGGGCATCGGTGGCATCTGATTCCAGAGCATTAACGCTAAAGCTTCTAGCCGATACAGCTGACTTTCAAAAGAAGTTAAAAGATGGCTCGAAAGATGTTGATGATATCGGCGAACGCGCTAAAGAATTTGGTAAAAAGGCAGCCGCTGCCTTCGCTGTTGCTGGCGCAGCTATTGGCGCATTCGCAGTCAGCGCAGTTAAAGCCGCCGCTGAGGATGAAACCGCTCAGCGCAGATTAGCTGCAACTATTGAAGCAACTACTGGCGCAACCGCTAAACAAATTGCTGGCGTTGAGCAATATATAAAGCAGACTTCTATTGCAATTGGCGTAACAGACGATAACCTTCGCCCTGCCTTTACTCGGTTAGTTAGATCAACGCAGGATGTAGAAGAAGCTCAGAAGCTACTAAATTTGGCACTAGATTTAAGCGCTGCAACTGGAAACCCACTTGAAACTGTAACTAACGCTCTAGCTAGAGCTTATGATGGCAATACCACAGCCCTTGGCAAACTAGGCCTTGGACTTGATGCTGACCTAATTAAAAGCAAAGACTTTGACGCAATTTTTCAACAGCTAACTGGCACATTTGGAAACTTTGCCGAAAACGAATCCGAGACCACTGCCAAGCAATTAGAGCGCGTCAAGATTGCTCTTGATGAAGCTAAGGAATCTATTGGCGCTGCTTTGCTGCCAGTAGTTCAAGAACTTACTGCTTGGATATTAGAAAATTTTATTCCAGCCTTAGAAGCCTTTATTGCTGGCCTTACTGGTCAAGATAGCTTGGACGAAGCTCTTACTGATAGCCAGAAAACCGCTATCGAATGGGGTAAGAAGGTTCGAGGATTTATAAACACAGTTATTGATCTTAAGGATGAGCTTATGGTCGTTGCTGGGGTTATAGCGACAGTATTCGTAGTCAGCAAAATAGCAGCTGGAGTTCAAGCAACTATTCTTTTAATCCAAGGGTTAGTTGCTGCTTATGTTGCTTTAAGAAATAGCGCAGTAGCCGCAGCCATCGCCTCAAGATTTGCCTTAAATCCTTTGGCTGGTCTAGCAACTGGTGCAGCGGTAGTTGGTGCAATTATTGCTGCGACGAAGTTATTTGATAATCAAGCCAATGCAGCAGCAAGGACGGGCGGTAATACAGTTTCATCATCCAGCCTTCCAACAGGCTTTACCGCTGGAACGCCAGTTACTAGCGGTGCTGGTTCTACTGGTGGGGTTAGTTCTGGTGGTATTAGTAGTGGCAGCGTTACTACTGGTGGGGGAACTGTAATTGGATCATTGCCTGTTTTCCCTTCTGGGCTAAATCCAACTGGCAGAGCTATACCTTCAACCTTTGATGTAGCAGCTGCTAGAAGAGGCGAAGAAGCTGATCGTCCTATTGTAATCAATGTAAATGCCCCATCGGTGATTGATGAAGAAGGCTTTAGCCGAGCAGTTGCTTTAGCTCTCAATAATAGTAATCGTAGAACTGGTGGCGGTGGTTCAAGTCTGATTACAGGATGTCCAATGACCGCTTGGAGTCCCGTCTATCGAGTTAAAGTCAATGGCTCTACAGTTACTAGCGCAACCCTTAGCGGACTTACGATTACTTCAGGCCGCGATGATATTTACTCCCAGCCGCTTGCTGGCTATTGCAGTCTAACCTTAATTGAAACTGCCGAGGCATCAGTTTCTTATGAGATTAATGATGCAGTTACTATTGAGGTGCAAGATTCAAGTGCCACTTATGTAAATCTATTTGGCGGTTTTATAACTGATTTAGGTATTACAGTCCAGACCTCTGGCTCAACTGCTACTAGCCAAAGAATTCAGATAACTGCTGTAGGAGCCTTAGCTAGACTTAATCGCGCTGTCTATGTTGGCAATTTTGCGCATCAATTTGATGGGAATCGCATTGAAGAGTTATTAAGCGGAGTTCTTTTTAATCAATGGAATGAAGTCCCAGCAGCTTTAACTTGGGCAACCTATGATGCAACTACTCAATGGCAGGATGCAGAAAATAGCGGATTGGGTGAAATAGATACCCCAGGAGATTATGAGCTTCACTCTGAGAATGACTTGGACGATACAGTTTATAACCTTGCTTCTCGCTTCGCCACTAGCGGACTTGGTTATCTTTATGAAGATTCTGAAGGTCGAATCGGTTATGCAGATTCAACGCATAGATCGCAATACCTAGCAACTAATGGCTATGTCGATTTAGATGGCAATCATTCAATAGGCCCCGGACTTTCAATTATCAAGCGAGCTGGCGATGTTAGAAATTCAATAACTATTAGCTATGGCACTGCAGGTGCAGAAGTTACAGATGAGGATGCAGCGTCAATATCTGAGTATGGACTTCTTGCCTCTACCATATCGACCACTCTTCGCAATCAAGGCGATGCTGAAGCCCAAGCAGCCTTTTATTTACTGATCCGCGCCTATCCTCAATTTGCCTTAAGGCAGATAACCTTTCCCATAGCCAGCAGTGAAATCGACAATTCCGACCGAGATAGCCTTCTTGGCGTATTTATGGGCCAGCCTCTTAATATCATCAATTTGCCAGCCAATATGGTCGGCGGAGAATTCCAAGGATTTGTCGAAGGATGGACTTGGACTGCAAGCCTTAATCAGCTCAACTTGACTCTAAATGTATCGCCTATCGCTTTTAGCCTTCAGGCTTTCAGATGGAACTCAGTCCCAGCGACTGAGACTTGGAATACAATAAGCCCGACTTTGGACTGGCTCAACGCTACAATAGTTGCATAGGAGACTAAATGCCAACGACAAGTAATTTCGGCTGGACAACCCCAGCTGATACAGATTTAGTTAAGGATGGAGCCGCCGCTATCCGCACATTGGGTAATGGCATAGATACTTCATTTCTTGATTTGAAAGGCGGCACTACAGATCAAGTGCTAGCTAAAAACTCAAATACTGATTTAGATTTCAAATGGGTTTCAGATGCGACTGGAATTCAAGCAACTATTTTTGATGCTAAAGGTGATTTGATAGCAGCTTCAGCAGCTGATACAGCCGCAAGGTTGGCAGTTGGCGCTAATGGCACCTATTTAAGTGCCGATTCTGCAGAAACGACAGGACTTAAATGGGTTTCGCCACCAGCAGCTGGTGGGCTAACTTTAATAAGCGAGACAGTTGCTTCGGCAGTCAGCAGTATAACTTTTAGCGCAATTAGCGGTAGTTACAAGCAATTGCTTTTGGTCTGGGCTGGAGTCCAACACAGCGGAGTTGGTTCAGATTTTGGAATTAGATTTAACAACAACAGTAATGGAGTTTATGCTACATCAGGGCTAGCCGATCAAAATACTGGGACCTATACAAATGTTAATATTAATATTTTAACAAGTGCAATCGGAAATGGTAATTTTTTTCCATTTGGAAGCGATGCTTCTGGAGCTACATTAATTAGCTCTGTAAAGGGAACTTTGCTATTGGACAATTATGCTAGTTCAACAAAAGCAAAAACTTATCAATGTTCTTATTCTTATAACGACCAAAATGTCGGCGAAAAACAAGCAACTATTTTAGGAATTTTTAATTCAACAACTGCAGTAACGAGTTTAGAAATTGTCCGGATTACTGGCACAGATACGATTAGCAATCAAGCTGATACTACAATTAGATTATATGGGGTTTCATAATGAGTAAATTAATTATTAATTGCGAAACGGGCCAAGTTATTGAACGCCAATTAAATGAAGAAGAATTAGCCCAACAATCTATTGATGCAGCTAACTCTGCAGCAGCAGAAGCTTTAGTTAAGGCTGAAGCCGAAGCAAAGGCCACTCAAAAGGCATCTTTGCTAGAACGCTTAGGCATTACTGAGGATGAGGCAAAGCTTCTACTTTCCTAATGCCTAAACTATGCGCAGCAGGAATTCAACTTCGGGAGCAAATCGATGACGATTATCCTGATCGCGATAGGAAGTCTGATGGCTGGATTGCTGACGCTAGGCATCTTGCAAAGGGCACTTCTGACCACATACCAGACCCTAAGTCAGGAATCGTTAGAGCTTTAGATATTGATGCTGATTTATCAGCTCACAAAGAAGAGGCTTATGCGCTGGTTGAGAAGATTCGCAAGTTAGCCAAAAAGGGCGATAAGCGAATTGCTTACATTATTTTTGATGGAAAGATTATGAGTCCAATACTGGGATGGAAACGCAGAACTTATAAAGGCGCGAATCCTCACCGGTCGCATTTCCACATTTCATTTACAACTTTGGGAGACAAAGATGGTAGTTATTTCAAACTCGAAGGAGAAGCTAATGAGCGACTTAAAAAAGATGGCAGAGAGCTGGGCAAAGACATTTCTAGCGACAGCGCTAGCGACTTATCTAGCAGTCGGCCTAGATGTCGATGCAATTGCCAATGCAGCTCTCGTATCAGTCTTGCCTAGCATCATCAACTGGCTTAACCCCAATTATGAGCGTTATGGCAAAGTCCGTTAATGCCAGCGGCTGAATTGGCCACTTTAGTAGCTTCAGTCTTAGGCTCTATAGCCTTGCTGATTGCTGGCCTTCGCTACATAATTAAATTGGAAAATATCCCCATTGTGTCGCGCCTTGATAAGATGGAGTCTCAGCTAGAATTGGCCCTAGCGAAAGGGGTCAGAAATGGCAACGCGAAAGCGCGTAAGTAAGAAGCCAGTCAAGCGTCCAAAGAGACGCAGGACTACTAAAGAAACCCCATTAACAAAGCTTGATTTCTGGGCTATTGCTGCCAATGAAGTTTATAAAGCTTGTCGCAGAGCAGGAATGGATGAGGGAACTGCTTTAGCCTTTGCTATGGATCGTAGCTCTTATCCCGATTGGATAGTGCCACTCGATGACCCAATGAGGAAGATTGGTTGGGAAGATGGAGAAGAGGACAACTAATCTACTTTCGAGAGGTTGAACTCTTTGAGGCTCTTAAGTCGCTTTATCCAGACTTAACGCCCCTATCAGCGACCGACCGAGCAGATGGCATAACCCACAATTCCTATATTGAGCTTAAATGCCGAAGAACCCACTACGATACTTTAATGATTGAGAAAAAGAAGTGGGATTATCTGGCCGATATAAGGGCTAGAACGGGCGCTAAGACCCTTTACATCAATTCAACCCCTCACGGGGTCTATCAGTTTGATTTAGGCGCTCTAATCGAGCCTGAATGGGTTTTGAAGCGGTTGCCTATAACTACTGACTTCGGCAATAAAGCTACTAATGAGCGACTTGCTGGTTTTTTAGATATACGACTCGCCGACTTATTGCTGGTCTAAATAGATTTAATCAAATACATTTAGCCCGTTAATCCATTTAGGGATTACAGAACGGGAGCAAAATGGTAAATAAAGTAGCTC